TAAACAGATTAGGAGAATACATTGCAGAAGAGACAAGACGTAACCCTAATTTTATACCAATCATTAGCAGTCAAGAAGGATCTAACACTGCTAAGTTTGTAAGCATTATGCCTAACTTTGATGAGTTAATGATGTTGCCATACATGGACAGGATCAACAATGACATAAACGCATCGTATGGTGTTATGCCGTTAGTGGTGGGTGACATGTCAGGAGTAGGTGGACTTAATTCAGAAGGTGAGCAGATTACTATATTTGATCGTACGATACGAGAAACACAGCGTTGTGTAGAGTTAGGCTTGATAAGGCCGTTGCTAAAGCTTATGGATATTTCTACATGGACAATTAGGTTTAACGATATTAACGAAAGAAACGAGACACAATACTTAAACAACATGAATCTAAAAGCACAAATCATTACACAGTTTCAAAATTCAGGTATTGATGTGGACTTAGGGGAGGATGGAGAATTAGTACTACCGAAGTCAGCAGAGAAGGTGAGGCAGGATTTTCTAAAGCGTTCCGAGGAGTCGCTGGAGGAAGTGGAGCCAAACGAGCATCACTCTACATTGACCGAGCTTTACGAGACCTCCGAGCTGTCTTAACCAGAGAGTTTCAAAGTCTTAAAGGCATAGATAACGTAGTTGAACTTAGAGAAGCAGTGTCAGAGGTAACTCTGATGATTTCTAAGCAGCTACGAGAAGCGATAGAAGATGACGTTACAGATGCGTATCTTAACGGTGCAAGATCGGCATATGCAGACTCACCAGGTCTTGGCAGGAAGTCATACACTCGTGATGAGTTTGACTTGGAAGAAATTAGGATTTTACAGTCAAGTGGTCCACTTGGTTTGGCGTTAGGTGCTTTTGAGCAAGAACTTAACACAGAGATGAACAAAGTAATTTTTGAGGCGGCAGCACTTAACGTACCTATGGTGTCTATGGTAGATCAAGTAAGAGGTGTAGCTAATACACAAGCTTGGAAGCTAGGTAGGATAGCACGTACAGAGATGTTAAATGTATTTAACGAAGGTAGATTTAGAGGGTATGCAAAAGCAGAAGATTTGTTAGAAGAACGTTTTAAGTATAACTTACAGATAATAAACGATAACCGAACTTGTGGAGCACATCAAGAGTTGAGTGGCAGGATCCCAGCAGGTGGCATGTTTTTAGATGATCTTATAGAATTGCAACAAGCAATAGGAGCTAAGTACAACTTTAGGCTTACGGGAAAAGCCTTATTACATCCTAATCAAAGGACTGTGTTAGTGATGGTAAGATGAGTAGGATGCCCGACCATATTGAAATTTATATTTCTAATGACAAGTATGGACATCATGGAAATGGTGGTAGAGACAAACAAGATAAAGAATTTTGGGAATGGTGGGACGGATTGTCAGATTACGAAAAAGAGCAGGAGAAAGGACGATGAGTGGAAGTTGTAAAAAATGCAGATTAGGGCCTATGTCGGTGCATGTATTGCCAAGCGGGTTATGTCAAGCATGTCAGTCAGAAATAGAATGGAAACGTGGGCCGCATATTGTAAGACAGCAGAAAATGCAGAAAGCTAAATACGATCATTTTAAGAAAGGTGAAAAGTATATAAAACGTAAATGGAAAGAAAAGTACGGTGATGACAGTGTAGAAGCCGTATTAGAATATAAATAATGGTTAAAATTACTTTGGATTTCGATCCTAATCTTACTAACGTCCGTGATGATTTCAATTTGATGCCTGACGCAATAATGGAAATAACAGCAGATGCAATAGAGCAAACTGCTTTAAATATAAAAGGAGAAGTAGTAGGCCAAATGAATCAACCATACCCTCAAGGTTTAGGATCTGACAGAGCACTTAAACAAGCTGTAGAAATAGATGGGCTTAGAGAACTTGCAAATGGTTTAGTTACGTATTATGTTGGAACTTCGTTACCGCATGCAGAAGCAGTTGAGTATGGTACAGGACCACATAGTGCAGAAACGGGAACTGGCGAATTTATGAAAAGTATTATTGAATGGACTGATCGTGTTTTAGGCTACGGTCCAGCTATGGCAAACTCTATTGCTAAGAATATTAGAAAGAAAGGAATAGAACCTAGACCTTATTTTAGAAGGGCTGTAGTAAAAGAAGCTCCTAACTTTAAATTAACTTGGTCTTTAATGTTAGCTGAAAGACTAGAAGCTGAAGCATTTAAGTCATCAGTATAGACACACACACCTTTGTTTCCACTGGAACTTTTACAAGGTATCTCGTTATTTTTTTTTTAGTTTTTAGAGGGGTACGACGGCTTATTAGCTATACAAGATATATTCTTTCTTATATAATAAAAGTTCCAGTGGAAATGAAGGTGTCTGTCTCTCTCCGAAGTAGTGAAAAACTTTAATAATAATAATCTTAGAATAGGGTTGTGGCAGTACGCACTATCTTTAAAGAAAACGAGAACGATACAGGTTGGATAGTCTACAGGCCCGATTGGTATAATGAAAGAGTTATGGAAACATATATCTCTGCACCAATAATAGATAAACAAAATGATAAAATCCCTACAAAGACAATAAAAGATTCTATGGATTTTTACATGAAATATGGTGTATATTCATACAGACATGAAGAACAACCAATAGGATTACCGTTAGCTTACAAAATAAAAGATGGCAAAGTAAAAGTCAGAGTAGGCATACATGATAAATTATCCATGCACAATAAAGTATGGAAGGAAATTCAAGAGTTTGGCTCTACAGGAGCCAGTAGCATTAGGGGTGAAGCGATGGATCAGGAGAAAGTTTGTGATGAAGATAGTTGCCACAATCAAATTAACGAACTAGATCTATGGTCTGTTTCTTGGGTAGGAGATAATCCTGCTAATCCCGAAGCTACAGTAAGACAAGTAGCAATGGCTAAATCTACAGTACAAGTAACACTTGACGAGGTAGAAGGTATGGTTGAGAAAATCATAGAGCGTAGGGGCAAAGAATATTGTTTACTTGGTAAAAAGGACAGAAAGGTCTTGGGTTGCCATGACACTAGAGCTGGAGCTGTAAGGCAGGAAAGAGCCATACAAGCTAGAAGATATAGCAAATCTAAAGGCATTCTTGACGACATACTTAAGAGTATAAATTTAGTTAAAGCAAAAGATGACCCAAAGACACCAGCAAAGCCTAGTGAAAGAAGAACAGGTAGTGACAAGAATCCTAGAGGATCTGCTGGCGGTCAACGTGGTGGAATAAAATTAAGTGCTGCAAACATCAAAACATTAGAAGGTTACATTAAAGAACATAATAAGAAAGTAGGTAACGCTAAAGGGAAAAAGGCTAATATGGGCGCACTAAAAGCAGTGTTCCGTAGGGGTGCTGGTGCTTTCTCTACCAGTCACAGACCTAGCGTACGTAGCCGAGACCAGTGGGCATTAGGTCGTGTAAAAGCATTCTTAAGACTACTAAGTTCAGGTAGACCTTCAAATCCTAAGTATACTACAGACTACGACTTATTGCCTGCTAGTCATCCTAAGTCAACTAAAAAAGACATGAAATCTTTAAAAGTAAAACCGCCTAAAGGACATCACTGGATGGCATACAAAGATGGTCCAGTACTTATGGTAGGTGACTATGCACCACATGAAGGTGCAGTTGAAGCATTTGAGTTTGAAGTAATAGAAGAGCATGATGATTCAAGGCTTGCTAAAGCTGAGTACCAAGGTCGTAAAGTGCAGTTAAACAAACCTTTTAGATTAAATGACGGTAAAAAGAAGTTTGGCGTTTATGTAAAAAATGACAAAGGAAACATTGTACAAGTTAAGTTTGGAGATCCTAATTTAGACATAAAACGTGATGATCCAGATAGGCGTAGAAACTTTAGGGCAAGACATAACTGCGATAATCCAGGTCCTAAGTATAAGGCAAGATATTGGTCTTGTAAGATGTGGAGTAGTAAAAGAGTATCAGATATATTAGGTAAAGGTACAATGACTACGGTAAGTACAGAATCACTTAAGAAAACAAACGATCATTTAAATGACATAATGCAAATGTTAGAAAAAGGAGTAAGTATATCTAAAAAGAAAA